GATATGGACAACAAAGGAATTAAAAGAAGAAGACGTGGTAGATCTATGACTATCTTAACAGGATCTGCAGGAGTACAAGAAGGTGCTACCTTAGGTACACCAACACTACTAGGATAAAAAATGGCAGAAACAGAATTAGTAAAGGATCTTCTAAAGAGATTTGGAAAATTAGTAACGCAACGTCAAACATGGGAAACCCATTGGCAAGAAGTATCAGATTACATGATGCCAAGAAAAGCAGATGTTACTAAAAAAAGATCACAAGGAGATAAGCGTTCAGAATTAATATTTGATTCATCACCACTACATGCGGTAGAATTATTATCAGCATCACTACATGGCATGCTGACTAACCCTGCTACACCTTGGTTCTCATTAAAGTTTAAACAATCAGATTTAATAGATGAAGATGCAGCCAATGAATGGTTAGAAGATGCAACCGATAAAATGTATGAAGCGTTTAATCGTTCTAACTTTCAACAAGAAATATTTGAACTGTACCATGATCTAATTACTTTTGGTACTGCTTCTATGTACATTGAAGAAGATGAAGAAGATGTTGTTAGATTTTCTACAAGACACATTGGTGAAATTTATATTTCAGAAAACAATAAAGGAAAAGTAGATACAGTATTTAGAAAGTTTAAATTAGCTGCACGAGCTTGTATTCAGCAGTTTGGTGAAAACAGTGTTTCTAAAGCTACTAGAGCTATTGCAGTCCAAGATCCGTATGAAGAAATTACACTTCTGCATGTAGTCTATCCAAGAGAAAATTATGATCCTAGAAAAAAAGATAACAAGAATATGCCATTTGCTTCTTGCTATATTGAACCAGAAAACAAACATGAAATATCTCAATCAGGATTTAATGAATTCCCTTATGTAGTACCAAGATACTTAAAAGCATCTTTTGAAATTTATGGCAGATCACCTGCTATGACTGCTTTGCCTGACGTTAAAATGTTAAATGAAATGTCTAAGACAACTATTAAAGCGGCACAAAAACAAGTAGACCCACCTCTATTAGTTCCTGATGATGGATTTATTTTACCTGTACGAACTGTTCCTGGTGGACTTAATTTTTATAGAGCAGGCACAAGAGATAGAATTGAACCATTAAACATTGGTGCAAATAATCCATTAGGTTTAAACATGGAAGAGCAAAGAAGAGGTGCTATTAGAGATGCGTTTTATGTAAATCAATTAATGATGCAATCTGGTCCACAAATGACTGCAACAGAAGTTATACAACGTAATGAAGAGAAGATGAGATTACTAGGACCAGTATTAGGTAGATTACAATCAGAATTATTACGACCATTGATTGATAGAACTTTTGCTATACTGCTTAGAAAAAATATATTTAAACCAGCACCAGATTTATTATCTGGTCAAGATTTACAAATTGAATATGTATCACCACTTGCTAAAGCACAAAGATCTTCTGAGCTACAATCTATTATGCGAGCTATTGAAATCTTTGGATCATTAGCAAACATTGCTCCTGTATTTGATCATGTTAATATTGATAACTTAGTTAAACACTTAGCAGACATTGTTGGAGTACCTGCTAAAGTATTAAACTCTAAAGCAGAAGTAAATGCAATTAGACAAGAAAAACAACAACAACAAGAACAAGCTATGCAGATGCAACAAATGCAACAGATAGCACAAGCTGGTGGTGCAGTTGCACCTTTAGCTAAAGCATTGCCAGAGGAGGCTAGAGCATTAGTAAACCCAGAAGAATAAACATAGAAAGGAATAAAAATGGAAGACCAAATAAAGAAGTTACAAGAGGCTTATAAAATAGTTTTTGAATCTGATCATGGCAAAGAAGTTATGAAAGATTTAGATAAAAGATGCCACTATAATGCTACGACCAATGTTAGAGGAGATAGCCATGAAAGTGCATATATGGAAGGACAACGCAGCGTTCTTCTGTTTATAAAAAACATGCTGCTTAATGATAAATTAAAAGGAAAATAACATGTCAGAAATACAGACAACTGAGACAACTCAGCCTGTTGCAACTGATCAGACAACAACTGCAACAGCACAACCAATACTAAGTTCAACTAATCAACCAACAGAACCAGTATCTGGTAAGACTTGGAAAGAAGCAATCTCCGAGGAATATAGATCTAATCCTAACATAGAAAAATTTACTGAACTTGATGCACTAGCTAAAAGCTACATCAATGCAGTATCTATGATTGGTACAGACAAAATTCCTTTGCCAGGCAAAACAGCAACCGATGAACAATGGAATGAAGTATATAATAAATTAGGTAGACCAGAGTCTGCAGATAAATATACTTTAGAACTTAAAACAGATGTTGCACCCGTAGATGAAAATGTCATCAAAGGGTTTGCACAAAATGCTCACAAGCTAGGTTTAAATAATAAACAAGCTCAAGGCATACTAGAGTTTTATAAACAAACACTAGAAGGTTCGGCAAAAGAAATGTCTGTGAATATGGAATCAGCACAAGCAGAAGCTACAAATATGTTACGATCAGAGTGGGGTAAAACCTATGATGAAAACTTACGTAAAGCATCTTCTGTTGCTCAAACATATTTAGAACCAGAACTTCTGGATACGCAGTTGCGAGATGGTAGTAGATTAGGAGATAATCCTAAGATCATTAAAGCATTTGCTAACATTGCTAATCTCTTATCTGAAGATAAAATTATTGGCACAGAAGCTGATAATGTTCTTCAAGGTAGAGAAATTGAGAAAGAAATTGAAGAATTAACATCTGATAGACAAGGTGCGTACTGGAATAAAATGCACCCTAATCACACTAAAGTGGTTAATCAGGTGCTTGCATTACGTGAGATTTTGTCTCAAGAATAATTATTATTGCATTAAATTATAAAATACTATAGTTCGGTTTCTAGGGTGATTTGAAATATAATTACCTTAGAAATTGTAAGACAATTCTATTAGAACCTTACGTGCCTGTTGGAAAGACAACCGACTAACAGTCGTTAAATGCAAGATAGCCTATCTTTAGTGATGGGGAACTTTCTGAAACTTAACTAAACTTAACTTAACAAAAGGAAATGACACTATGTCAAACCAAATAACAACTGCTTTTGTACAGCAGTACAGTTCAAACGTACAAATGCTATCTCAACAAATGGGATCGTATTTAAGAGGAGCTGTGGATGTTGAGTCGGTAGTAGGAAAGAATGCTTTCTTTGATCAAGTTGGTAAAACAACTGCTCAGTTGAGAACGTCTCGCCACGCAGACACTCCACAAATAGACACGCCTCACTCTCGTAGAAGAGTCTCTCTTGCAGACTACGAGTGGGCTGATCTAATAGACAATGCAGACAAAGTTAGATTACTTATTGATCCAACTTCTTCTTATGCAAAAGCTGCGGCTGCTGCTATGGGAAGAGCGATGGATGATGTAGTTATCACAGCTTTAGGTGGAACAGCGTTTTCAGGTGAAACTGGATCAACGTCTGTATCACTTCCTTCTGGACAAAGACCTTTCACTACATCACAAGGTAATGATGCTGCTGGTGGTCTTTCTATAGCTAAACTATTGGAAGCTAAAAAAATCCTAGACTTAGCTGATGTTGATCCATCTATACAAAGATATTTCTTGTGTGGACCAAATCAAATCAGTAATTTATTAGGAACAACGCAAATCACATCTAGCGATTTCAATACAGTTAAAGCTCTAGCACAGGGTCAAGTAGACTCTTTCCTAGGTTTTAAATTTATTGTTAGCAACAGATTGAAGTTTGATGCAACTAATACTGACGACAGACTATGTTACGCATTTACCCAAGACGCTATTAAATTAGCTATTGGTCAAGATGTTCTAGCTAGAATTGACGAGAGAGCTGACAAATCGTACAGCACTCAAGTTTATTACGCTATGAGCATTGGTGCAACTAGAATGGAAGAAGAAAAAGTTGTAGAAATAGCTTGCGACGAATAATCAACAATAGGAGAATAAAAATATGGCAAACGTAAATACAAGCATAGTAGCTAACTTTGTTGCTGTTCCTCAAGTATTAAATCCTGCACAAGAATTACATGGTGTAAAAAGGATTGCTCAAGGATCAATAGCATTAGCTGCTGGTGACTTAAGTGCTAATGACACTGTCATGCTAGCACCAATACCAAGTAATGCCAGTATTTCCTCAATCAAATTAGTCAATGACGATTTAGATTCAGGATCTACGATTACTGCG